ATCTCTTTAAGGTACTTATGGGAGCTGCGCTTCTCTAATATGAATGAAACTCTAATCCTAATTCTCTATACGACATACCTTCAGGATCAAATGGTAACCCTTTAAGCCAACTAGATTGACTTATATTTCTTTTAGTTATTAATACATCATAATTTGCATACTTATGTCTATTAATGGTACCAATTCCTATTCCAGTTGCATCAGATAACTCTTTAGCACTTCGATAACATTTATCTTGATATGAATACATCCCTTTAGAGTTGATACCTGAAGTTCCTTTACGCGTCTTCTTATCTAAATCTCCTGTATAATTAAATCCTATTTCACGCCAAGATAACCCTATAGGATTGTAAGAGAGGTTTTGAAGATATATATTTCTGTTTAAATGCATCTCAGTAATGATAACATCCAATTCTTTCTTACATATATTCACACACGTCCCTTCAGTTAATCCTGTGTGATCAGCTAACTCAGATGCAAGTAGAAAATGTAATCCATTAAGCTCATAATGACCACTCACTTGCCAATTATCATTACCCTTCATCTTAGATAAAGAACCTCTAATCCACCCATCCCCAGGAGATTCTTTTCGTTTAATCTCTCTAACTCCATTATTGTAAGTATTAGTACCAAGAGTAGTTCCCCATTTAATATGAGTGGAACTAGGACACTCTCTCATCATAGTAGACTTTAACGTGATAGTATCGATCCACCACTTCATGTTTTTACTGGTTCCCTCTAATACCCACCCCACTCCAGGATTTTCATCAAACCACTCATACTTATCAGACTCTATATTTCTGTAACTTTTGTATCTCATATGATGCATCTTATTACTCTCATATAATCTTGATGAGTGATATCTATTATCAGATTTAAATATCAATAAAGCGTGATGCATCTGATACTTAAACTTACCAGAAGTGAACTTTGTTAATAATAAATGCACTATAAAATGCTCTCTCAATGATAAATGAACAAGCTTAATCCCTCCGATACACTTGGGTATTATGTGATGCTTCTCGATTCTAGAAGCGATACAAGGATCAGTTAATCGCTTATTGATAACATTACAATACCATTTGAAGTATTTGTTATCGTTAATTTGAATATGTTGATCTTGGAATTGTTGTTGAATGTCATTCATGATATTATTTATAATGGAGGTTACATTGGAGATAAATAACACTAGATATTTTATCTATGGCCTCTTTGGTCAACTTTAACTTTTATAGGAATTAAAAATCATGTCTGAATTTAGTAATTACGCTGAAACTGCTATTCTTAACGCTACACTTAATGGTGTTGCTCTTGCTGGAGTTTCTCCTTTCATCGCATTAGCAACTGCTGATCTTAGTGATGCTAACACAACTGCTAACGAAGCTGGAGCTGGTTTCCCTTCTTATGCTCGTCAAGCTGCTACTTTTAATGTAAATGGTAATAGTGCTTCTAACACAGCTGCAATCAGCTTCCCTGCTTTTGACGGTGCTTCTGCTGCAACATACACGCATATCGGTATCTATGATGCTGCTACTACAGGTAACCTTCTTTATCATACACCAATGAACTTTGCGAAGACTTTGACAAACGGGGATGTTATAACGTTCTCTGCTGGATCTGTGACAGTAACTTTAGACTAGTAATAGTTTAAAATCTTAGTCGGAAACGGCTAAAATAGAAACCCCAGATTTATTCTGGGGTTTTTTGCGTATATAGTAAATGGTATCGATAAATAAAATGAAAGCTCTTCGCGGACTGTAATCCCAAGAGCGGTACTGTAACAATTTTAAGGATTAAGCACATGTCTATTTATAATAAAAATCAAAATACCCCTATCAACAAATATCACCAATGGTATATTAATATTATTGATCGTGGTCTTGATCGATTAGATTACGTTGATGGTGAAGTACATCACATTATACCTAAGTCTCTTGGGGAACGGATAGCAAAGATAATCTAGTTAAATTAACATTTAGGGAGCATTTTATCGTTCACATTTTGTTATGTAAATTCGTTGAAGGGCAGAATAAGTATAAGATGTTATCTGTAATAGAGCGGTTTCATGGTAAAAAGCAACAATATTGTAACAGTCGATTGTATAAACACGCTAAGTTAAAGTGGTCGAAGTATAGATCATACATTGAAAGTGGGTTGTATAGTTGGTACAATGAGGATCCTGGTGAATGTTATAATAAACAAGGGTTTACTACAGATCATAAGCAATAGTTTAATGTTATTACTGAACAATGTATATCTTCCATTAACTGTCCTGGAGATGATTGGGTATTGGGGGGACCTATTAAAGGTGTAGCATATTATAATACAGAAAATGGTGAGTATAAATATTTCAAATTTGATCTGGGGAAGTTTAAGTCAATATAACCTGTATTCTGGTAAATCATCGAAAACGTTGATTTTTAGTGTAAAATAGGTACTATCACTGCAGACGCGTAAATCACCGAAAAATGCCCCTGTGTTTATAAGGGGTTATATAGCCTTTTTTCCAGAAAATACGGAAATTTTGGAATTTTGAAATGATTAATCATGAACATCTTTAAATTTATATTGTATACTTATATAATGCCTAAACATTATAAAACAGATGACGTATACGTAGCCGCTAAGAAACGATTGGAATACATGTTCGATGAATTTGATCACGTATCTGTTGCATTCTCTGGAGGTAAAGACTCAACTGTTATGACGCACCTTGCTCTTGAGGTAGCAGAAGAGATGGGGATAGGACCTCTTCATGTATATTGTATAGATCTTGAAGGTAATTATAAGATGACAGATGTTCATATTAAAGAGATTCTTGAGCTTCCTAATGTAATTCCATATTGGATTTGTTTACCTTTAAACCTTCGAAATGGAACAAGTGTACATGAGCCTTATTGGACTCCATGGGATCCTGAAGATGAAGAGCATTGGATTCGTCCTATGCCCCCTGAATCTTATGTAATTAATATAGATAATCATGAGTTTGATTTTTGGAGAGATCGAATGGAGTTTGAGGAGTTTGCTCCTTTGTTATCACGATATTTCAATGATAAGTTGGGAGGAACATTAATAAATCTAGTTGGAATTAGATCAGATGAGAGTCTCAATCGATTCCGAACGGTTACAGGAGAACGAGCGTCAAGATATAAAGGTGTTCATTATACTACTAAAGTTAATCCAAATACTTATAATGGATATCCGATATATGATTGGCGGACGGAAGATGTTTGGCGATATATTGGTAAGAATGATTTATCGTATAATAAATTATATGATCATATGTATCTTAATGGTAAAAGTATCCATGAGATGAGAATATGTCAACCGTATGGGGATGATCAGAAACAAGGACTGGATCAGTTTCATGCAATCGAACCAGAGACTTGGAATCGAACTGTTAATAGAGTGCAGGGAGCAAATTTCGGAGCTAAGAATCCTAGAAGTAAAGCGTTAGGGTATTATAGAGGTACTGGATTACCTGAAGCTATGCCGTCATGGAAAGATTATACATTATATATGTTAAAAACTCTTCCTAAAGTGACATCTGCTCAGTATATGAGGAAGTTTGCTGTTTTCATTGAATGGTGGGGGAGGAATGGGTATCCATTTGATGATATTCCGGATATCATTGAAGGCAAATCACTTGGAGATAAATCAGCTCCTAGTTGGGCTAGAATGTCAATGACAATTCTAAAACTTGACTTCATATGCAAGAGTTTATCATTTGCTCAGAATAAGAATATTCGTGATTGGATTGATGATGTTGAAGCTGGAACTAAAGTCGCTGTGAGAAAAGGGGTTCAGGTTGATTTTGATAGATTAGTTAAGTTGGTCAATGATTATAACTTTCAAAATGAAACCCAAGACTAGTGCTAGTTAATCCCACAACATCATCTATCGATCCTAGTTGTTGTAGGAGTTTATTTCGTTGATATGACTTATCATTGATTAGTATATCACGTTTACAGTATGATTTAATGGATGTGTCAGATATTGATACTTGATACATCTCTTGAATATAATTAACCATATCTAACGCTGATGTGGTTTTAATAACATCTCTGAAACAATAATATCCTTTAAAGGTAGGATGTTTAATTCCCTTTAAATTAGAACCTCTCTCCCAATCAATTCCGGGAGATTCTTTTGCGGATGTTTGATCTCCATTAATTTTGTTCCTCCATCTAAACCGTCCCTGAGAGGATCCTTGTTGAATCCAATTACCTTATCAATATCACCTCTTCGTGTAATGTTAGCTTTCTTGTTAGCTCTCTGATATGAATTTAAACCACTCTCATCGATATCATTTAATCTGATTTCAGTTACTCTCTGATGAGTGTTGAGTCCATTCACATCAATGTTATTCAATTTTGTGTTTGCTGATTTTCTAGCTGTCTCTGAATCAGATATAAATTTACCATTAGCGTATGACAGATTGTAAAATAAAGGATTGGAAGCTGCTTCGTATTCTCTTTGTAGTTGTTCCTCATAATCGACACACTCTTTCTTAGACGAAAACGTTTTAATGATGATTCGTTCTAATTGGATTGAGTGATTATCTTGAAGCTCTCTGAGATAGGGGACTGAAGAGGATCCATAATAATTATCCTCTTCTGGATCAATGTTGTTATCTTGAAGCTTTTTACGATATGATGAACCAATGTAATACTTCTCTGTTCCTATAGGATTTAGATTAGTTATTAAATAAACATAAAAGTTGAAACCATTATAAATAGATGTATGCATGATAAATAACTATCCTTATTGTTGTGTTAGAAAAGGAATAATGTTCGTGCGTTATTCCTTTTTGCGTTTCTGTAGTTATTTATCAAAATATATTAACTTTTGTCATTTTATGTGGTATAGTAATATTACAACCTCAAAGGAATATATTATGAATGCAATCGAACAACAATTAAATGAGTCCGCTCTATCACTTAAAGATCCTATCAAAGATTCTATCATTGATCTTTTATCTCAATTAGAAGGAGAAGTTTTAATAGAAGTAATTAACGATCTTCGGAAAACTATTCATGAATATAGTCCATTTAAAAATGAACCAGTTGATTATGTTAAATGGGTACCTAATGATACATTGAAACCTAATGACTGGAACCCCAACTCAGTAGCAGGACCTGAAATGCGTTTACTGAAATTATCTATTCAAAAAGACGGCTTCACTATGCCCATCGTTACTATGGAGAATGAAGAAGGGTACGAGATTGTTGATGGTGCTCATAGGACTAAGTCAGTTAAAGGTGATAAAGATATAAAACTGAGATTGCACGGATATGCTCCTATTAGCATTATTAATGATACTACCAGTTCTGTTAGTGATAGGATGAGTAGTACGATTCGTCATAATTTAGCTCGAGGTGTTCATGGTGTGATTCCTACAAGTGATATGGTAGCTGATGTAATCCGTAGAGGTTGGTCAGATGAACAAGTTATGAAAGAGTTTGGGATGCAACAAGATGAGGTTCTGCGTTTTAAGCATATTACTGGATTAGGGGTAATATTTAAAGATGAAGAGTACTCTAAATCATGGGAATAATCGTAAATAAAATAAGCATAAATAGAAAGTATTACATGTATTTGACGAGGTACCATGAAAAATTTTCTAGAATATTCCACAGCACTATCACTACTCGAGAAGGTATCTGCTCAAGATTTCAAAACAGCTGAAAAAGATACTAATATAAGAATTGGTATAGAGTTTGAGATTGCTAAGTGTGATCTTATTGAGACCAATACATTTAAGATTGATGTTATACAATCAGATTTTGATATCTTAGTTTTTCAATTGGTAGAATATGGTAATAATTTAGTGTCAGCTAGAAATGACTGGGTTTCTGATATGGGATCTATGCTTGATAATGCTATAGCTGATGTAAAAGATAAATTAAATAGTGATAGTATTACTAATTATGAAAGAGTTGAGCTTGAAGCTGAACTCAGAGAATTCGATTTTATGGATCCATATGATTACGGTGAGTCTGTTAATTCAGATGTAATAGAATATTTTGATACAGTGTCGTATGATGTGTCGTATGGTGAGTATGTAGATTACGTAGAGTATTTAGGAGGGTTTTTCCCTGAGGATCAAGAATTTATATCAATGGTATATGAAATAACAGATTATGGTGTGACTAATATTAAAGATGGTGATGTATATGAATCTACATTATTCTTGGATCTCCCTGTAGTAATAGATAATTATTATAATGAGGATTTTGTTATAGATAAAACTGGTTCTGCTTGGAAAGATTTAGTTAAAATAACTGGTCGAGAACCTAGAATTGAAATAAATTCTTCTGATGTTGATTATACTGTTTGGACAATTACTAGAGATGAGTCTTTAGAAGCTGGAGGAGTTGAAATAGTATCATCTATATTAACACTTAAAGATGGTTTAGATGCTTTAATGAAGATGTATAAATGGATCGATCTGTATGGTGATACAGGGAATGAATATAATACAGGTTTACATATTAATATGAGTTTTGATGGATATGATATGAGTAAATTTGATTGGCTTAAATTAATCTTGTTTATTGAAGAAGGAGCTATCTATAAAGATTTTAATAGAAAAGATAATAGATATGCAAAACCAGTTAAAGATTTTATCATCGATTTAGATGGTAAATGGGATGGTGTATCTAGTAACGAGTATTTTCAAACTTTAAAAGTCGATGGTCCAGGGGGAGAGAATAAAGTAAAGGATATGATTAGAGGAGGAAAATTCTTTGGTGTTAATTTTACCAATGATGATCGTATTGAGTTCCGATATCTAGGAGGAGCGTACCATAAGAAACTTAAACAAACAAGAGATAGTATATTAAGATACGCTGCTTGGATGAGACTTGCTCTTGATCCTCAATACAAACGAAATGATTATATCAAAAAACTCATTAAATTAATCAGCCTTGAAGCTAAGAATGTAACTGATAGATCTATTATTGATGATGGTACTAATATAGGTAATCGTTCAGAAGGGTTCTCAGGTGATAAACCATTATGGTATGTAGTGGAAAAAGATGGTAAATTTATTTATACAGTTACTCCAGCATTTAAGATTATTAAAACTGAAAAACTTAGGTTTATGTTGAATGATTTTAGATTCAAATATCATATTCTTTTGAATGGAGTTAATATCAAGAATATCATGAATGGAAATCCAGTAAACGATGAAAGAAGAAAGAATCAATTTCTGATTGCATTGAGAGCGTTTAAAGAAACTGATAAATCTAAAAAGGGTCTGGTTAAGTTTGTTTTATCTTATTATTAATGATGTAAATAATCTCGAGATACGATAAATACTAATATGAGAAAACCAAACGAATCATTATTTGACCCTGAGGAACTAGATTCCGCAAGCGGAAATTCATTTAGATTAATTTTCCAGAAACTGCCTTCAGTTACATTTCACTTAAAGGAAGTTAATCTTCCTGGTATAAGTATTAGCTCTATTAATAATCCCACACCAGGACTTGATTGGAACCTTCCTGGATCTACGATTACATTTGATTCATTAGAGTTATCATTTATAGTAGATGAGAAGTATGAAAACTGGAAAGAGATTTATAATTGGATCATGGAGTTGTATAATCCAGATACCGGAAGGAGTACAGGGGATCTTCAAAATCAATTAATGGAAGCACAGCTATATATAAAATCAAATAGAAACAATTCAATCAGAGTTGTGAAATTCCATAACATATTTCCTACCACTATTAGTTCTATTGATTTCAGTACAGAGAGTGTTGGAGAACCCCTTATAGCATCTGTTAGCCTCAGTTACACTACATATAATATGGAAGCTGTTTAAACCTCATAATATAGTTTATCTTTTTATTTACTTTTACTATTTCATGTAGTATAATTGTGATATGAATCTAGATGAATATCAAATTGAAGGGGAGAAAGACGTTTGTATCGATCAATCTAAAATTGATCTGGTATCAATTAACATCCCATTACTATCTTCCAAATGGCTTAGATATCTTAATAAAGAAAAGATCAAACTAAAGAAGTATACCCAAGAACGTGATACTATCAGAAGAGATCGATATAGCTACTACGCTGGATATGGTGAATCCTATTTCAAATATGCATTACAGAAGACAGAGATCAAAGAGTATCTGAATGCAGATGAAGATCTTCAAGAAATTGAGATGATCCTTGAGTTACAACAAGTCATTGTTGATTATCTAAAGGATGTGATCTCTATTCTTAATGTGTCGGGGTATAAGATTAAAAACTTTATAGATTGGAGGAAATTTCAAGCTGGAGGATATTAGATATGATAGACATAACAAAAATAGATGATGTATATCTTTATATCTCATCAGATGATACAGGTGATCTACTTCAGATTGATGAAGAGTTTAAATTCCGCGTCTCTGGATACCGTTTTATGCCTGCTTATAAAAGTGGTCGATGGGATGGGTTTGTTCACTTATTTAATATCCGAGATAGAACAATCCCAATCGGACTGTATAATAACCTAGTAGAATATTGTGATACTAATAACCTAGAATATTCAGAAGATATAAAAGATACATTCAAAGGTCCATCAGACTTTGATCATTCATTATACCCAATATCGATTAAACAAAATATAATAACCCTTTACGATTACCAAGAAACTGCTATTAAATTTATTATTGAAAATAATAGAGGTATTATCCTTAGCCCAACTGGAAGCGGTAAATCATCTATCATATACCAACTCATTAGATATTGGTTAGATAGCCACGAAGATAAAATTCTCTTAATCGTTCCTAACTTATCATTAGTCAATCAGATGAAAGCTGATATACTAGACTACTCTGCACTCGATGATACATTCAACGAAGAAGATATCCACATTATTAAAGGTGGTACCAATAAAGATGGGCCTGGAAGATTGTATATAGCTACTTGGCAGAGCTTGGGAAAAGTATTGAAAGATCCTTCTATGACAATATATTGGAACCAATTTAAAAGCGTTCTGGTTGATGAAGCCCATCTAGCAAAAGGTCTTACGATAACAAATATCATTAATAAATTAACAGACTGTCCAAATAAAGTCGGATTAACTGGTACATTATCAGCTGACGAATCTAAAACGACCAAATTGCAACTTCAAGGTCTCTTCGGCCCCATACACATAACCACCACAACTAGAAAATTAATTGATAGTGATACTGTGGCAGATATGCGTATAGAAAGTTTATTATTAGACTATCCCGATGAACTAAAACAAGATTGTAAACGATTAACATATCAACAAGAAATTGATTGGATTGTGATGAACCCTAATCGCAACTATTTTATATCCAAATTAGCTAGTGTGCAAAAAGGTAACACGATAGTGCTGTTTAATTTCATCAAACAAGGAGAGGATTTATTCACAAGGATATCAGAGATGGCTCCTGATAGGCAAGTGTATTATATATCAGGAGAGGTTAAAGGTGATATCCGAGAAGAAATCCGAAACGCTATAGAGGGTCACGATGATGCTATAATAGTTGGAAATATTTCGGTTATAGGTACGGGTATATCAATTAACAAACTCCATTCAATGATTTTAGCTCATCCCACGAAATCACGCATCAGAACCATTCAAGCCATAGGACGTTTGTTGAGAAAACACGAAACTAAAGATAAGGCGATAGTATATGATCTCGCAGATGATTTGTCGTGGAAGAAGCATAAAAATTACGGATTAAATCATTATCAGTTACGCGTCAAGTATTATAATCAAGAAAAGTTGGACTACACTGTTAAACGAATTAAGATTTAACATCTTCGTAGTAATAGAATCCCAAATCATAGTATGATTTACCTACAGGGTTCTCTGGTAATGATTGAAGGAATTGGCTTCTAGCGAAAGATCCTTTTGTGATTGTTGTTTTGAAATTAGTTTTCTTGAGTATCTGAATACTAGATGTGGATGGGCTATATCCGTAACACCTTTTAATAGCTTTAACTAATGCTGGTGCAGTGTTAAATTGCCCTAAATTATTAAATCCGTAAC